CTTCGTCTGCAATGTCAAGCCACTCCTGCGGGTTGGTTTTGAGCCACTCCACTAAGCGGGCTTGGCGCTCCTCCTGCCGTTCCTTGTTGCTGGACATTTGGTTGCCCTCCTTGAGGTACAGGGATTCCCTGTTGTTGAACTGCTTGCTGTTGCATTACTGCTTGTTGCTGTAAGAGCGTCTTGATATTTTCGATAGTCTTGCGAACATGCTCCATTACTGCCTGTCTTACTTCGTCGGGTACATTTGGATTCATTAAGAACTGGTTGTGAACCTGAATGTGTTGCTGGAAGTCTTCTTGAGCAGGTGGTTCGAGAATATCGCCTTGTAGAAACCTTGCGTTTTCTTCCTCAGGCGTATAAACTTGTTCGTAAGGTGTTGCAGGTAAGAAACGTGAAAGACCAAGATCGTCCATTTTGTCTATGAGCCACTTGGTTAAGCCGTGCAGTCCTTGCATACCTTGTTGCGTCTGCGGGTTGAAGAACGGATTAGCTACTAGCATCTGGTAGATTGCTACTGCTTTCTGAGCTTCAAGTGCTTTGTTCTGATTCAGTATGTTGCCTGTTAGCTCAAAGTCAGGTATTGACTTGAGTGCAAAGTCGCCAAGAGATATCGGCGTAAACTTAAACTCGTTCTCACCAGCACCTGCTATTCGCATGAACTTGTTAGGTGGCATGTTTTCTTTGTAAAGCAAGTACCAACGCTTTAAGATATCTTTGAGTGTCTTATTCTTACGTTTAATAATAGCATTGAGGCGCACGTTACCTTGTTGCACGACTAGCTCAGCTTTCTTAGCGGGACCAGTCGGGTCAATGGTTGACTCTACGCCAGCCGAGAAGTCAGAGATACCAAACAACATTTGTGCCCATCGGTTAATAAGTTCTAAAACAACTTGTATTGACTGGTCAGGTGCAGGTATCTGCATGATCTTGATACTTTGCGAATTGCTTGTTGGATAGATAAAACCGTTGACGAGCTTACGAGGTGCGTTACGTTGGTTGCCTGTTGGTTCTTCAAAGACTATCGGGCTGTTGGATTGTATAACACCAAAGACGAACTGGTTGAAAAGTGCGTCGTACCCACGTTGTTGGTTGTCCATAAACTCCATGACGCCTATGCCTGCTCGTCGTCCTTCGTCGTCTGGTACGAAGTAGTCAAGACCTATCGGTCTCATTTTAAGAGGAAACTTGTTCTTACGAACTTGGCTTAACGTCTGCGACTCAATATCAATACGAGCTATGAACTCTTCTTCAAGTTCTTGCAGTTCTTCAGTACCGTCTTCGTTGTTTGTCTTGATCACGTTGATCCGCATAGTGCCGTAGAACTCAAGAAACTCTTTCGTCCACTTGCCGACAGGTATCTGATCGCCTTCGTAATCTTCTTGATCCTTCTCTTGACTATCGTCACCGCCCCAGTCGGTCATTTCTCTTGTTGAACCAGCGAACGCTTTACCTTGCAACTCTTCTTTTAAATGATCGTTAAACGTCATGCGAACTATACGCATCTCCCAGTCAGGCTGTATGTCCATCATTGCATTAGCTGGCTGTATGTAGTCTTTGCGACTGAACGTTTCTAACTTAGGACCGTTATAGACCAGCTTAGTTTCTTCACGTTCTTGAAAGATCGGTTCTTGAGTGTCAGGGTCGTAAAGTGGCTCGGTGGGATTCGCAGGGTTGCTTACTACTGTTCGTTTAATCTCGGTGGCGTATTCTTTCACCCAGTGCATAATGTAAGGCGACTCGCCTACCTTTGCAGAGTAGTGAAACAACCGATCTACTTGACTAAACAAATCGAGTTCGTTGTTAGCCGACCAGTTCATAAAAGTGTTGAGCTTCTCTACTTTAGGAATATCGCCTTCTTCAACGGGAAGAACTCGCCCAATGTCACTTGGCGTGAAAAACACGTTCATCAGGTTAGCATGGACAACTTCGAGCGATGTGGTAGAAAGAGGCATACGATATGAAGGTACGTCGCTAGACATTCCTATAACAGGTTGCCTCTCCATACGCCATACTCTGTCCCACTCGTCGATCTTGTCAGACAAGGTCTTGTGCTTGCCTTTGACTTCGCTATACCTATCAAAGATCCATTGGGCGATTCGTTCTTTTTCTAGTATCGATAGCCCCGCAATTAAGAACTCGCTGTTCTTCTTCTTTAGCTGTCGAAGATAGTCTTTCTCGTTACTAGCGTCTATCTCGGCTATGATCTGTTCGTTTGGTACTGCGTCACCTAGTTCGAAGTCTGGCATTGTGTTCCTTATTTTCCGTTGTCGCCTCTTAGTCTGTTTGTTATATCAGGTGGCAAGTGCGTCTGAACAAGCGGAGCGTTGCCTTTACATATCGCATTGTCTAGTTGTAAGCTGGCGAGCCGTAATGCATGGCTAGCTAACGCCATATTGACCTTATCGTTGAAGTCAACGTGCATACTACCGTCCTTAAGCGTTACTCTAAGAACTTCTTTTTCTTCGCTCATTTTCCAAAGATCCCTTTTATCTTCTGCCACAGGTTTAAACGCACAACACCGTAAACGGAATGGTCTTCGTTTTTAATGTCGTACTTATATTGAGCCACAACTTCGTCGAGAAGACTTTGATCGTTCTCGTTCTCCCAGACAACAACATCAGCTCCAACGCCTACTTCAGTCTTTTTGCTTTTCTTAACAGTGTCAGTGTCCGTGTCAGTATCTACATAATCGTGGTCATGGACGAGGTATCCTTTAGACTCTTCACTTAACTCGCCATTCTTCCAAGTCGCTTCGCTTGTCTGTTCGGTTGCAAATGCTGGTGACGCTAACAACAAAATCGATACTGCTATTAAAACTCTCTTCATTTCGGTACTCTCCTGTTACTGGTTTATAATAGTCCTAGTGCTATGTTAAACATATCAAGCACGCCGTCAATGTAAGCCTTTTGTTCTTCTTTGTCTTGAACCCGAATGGTCGTGAGAAGCTCGTTACGCATGTTGATCAAGTCTTTGCGGTTCTGAACTGCCCTAACGTCTATCTGTTGGTTAATCATTTATCACTAGCCCTATGATATCGCTTTCGAGAACCATTGTAAGTGGCTCGTCGCTATTGGTGTCTTGAAACGTGGTGCCGACGTACTTGCCTATCATTATCTCGTCGCCTGGTCTTAGGCTTTTTATCGCACAAAACGTCTTGAAACGTAGTAACGAGATGAGCGCTTCTGAATCGCCGTTACTTGCGTTCTCAGATAACGAGCTGATGATGACCTCTGCTTTCTCAATGAGCTTTTCGTCGGCTAGTGATAGCTCTGGCATTGATACTATGATCGCCAGATCAGTTGGTCGTTCTTCAACTATGTCTGGCATTATGATAATACTGTCAGCTTTCTGCTTAACGTCTTTGACTTTCTTCTTGCGGACTAGGATTCTGTCGCCGAAAGGTTGGACTCGTTTCATAAGGGATTTCCTTGTGGTTGTGAGCGCAGACAAGCTGCGCTAAAAGCTGTAAGTAATATAAAGCAAAAACAAATAAAGAACAAAGAACAAACTAAGAGCAAGCATGAAGTGCTAAGGTCTTAGAATCTCTGCTTTGTACCAGTCGGGGCTAGTGTTCTTAGTCGGCTCTTTGTTAAGCGCCTTGCCTAGAAGTACAAGTGGTGCGTTGACAGCAATGCTGCCAATGATCACAGCGGCTATCATGCCTAGAATGAACGTCTCGCCTTTGTTGTTTCTTAGCTTTCTCATTTCTTCCTCCTTGTCAGGATTGCTGATTGGTTATCTATACTTGTAAGACGGGTAGAGATCTGCCATACTACCTCGCCATAAAGCGTATTCACTCATTAACAATGTATCGAACAAGTCAGGCGACTTGATACCTCGTGCCATCATGTCTTCTTTAGTTTCTATTTGAAAGCGTCCCATACCGTCTGGCACCTTGACTTTGATTGAACACGACTGGCTCTTCAATGTCTCGTAAATGGCTTGTGGCAAATACTTAAAACAATAAACGCCTTTCTCAAGCTTCTTAGATACCACCCAAGCAAACTGTGATCGTAAGTTACGAAACCGTTTCTTCTCTTCTGCCTGATGTGCGTAACCACCATGAAACTCCAGTGGGTAAACGTTCTGCCCGATAAGAATGTCGCTAACGCCTTCACCTACGCCGTCGCTGTCTACTACTAACGAATTGCCTTTCTTGCGTTCGTACTCCATTTTCAGTACCTGTGCGGTCTTTGTGATTGGGTAGCCTTGATACTGATTCAGCTCTTTGATAGTGTCGCCGTAGCGATACATGATCGCTGTGAAGTTGCTTCCGTGCTTGGTGGCTATGTCGCCTGAAATGATTCTCGTGCAATCTTCTTCGTTATCTTCGCTGTCTCTGTTACGACAGGTAACGAAGTGCTTGGCTTTACAAAGAGCGTCTTCTAAGTTACTGAAAGCGTCCCAGTCACCTTCGAGATAAGCTTGAAGAAGAGCTGGGTCGTAACTGAACGAGTCTCGAAGAGTTTGTTTGTAGCTCGTCGGTAAGTACGGGTTGTCGTCGGGTAACGCTGGAACGAATCTAGTTCGTGGCTTGCACTTTAAAACAAAGTCTTCTTTGAGCCAGCACTCGCTTGGGTTGGCGGTGTAGAGTTGCTTGTAAGGTGGCGTCTTGTTATTGAAACGAAGTCTTAACGACGCTTGAGCGACTGCCACGTCTTTACGCAACGTCTCCTCGGCTTGATCGACGCAGAAGAACACGAGTTCCATTGAGTTAAACTTGTTGATTGCTTCTTGACTATCAAGCCCACCGAAGCCGACCTTGACCATGTTGTCGATAATGATTTCTTTATCATGGTTTCTTATTTCGTAACGATCAATCGGTATGATTTTCTTCCACGTCTCAAGAGTGGTGTCGGTAAAGTCCACCGACTGTTTACGACCGAAGAACCCGACGAGTAACGGGTGCTTAATTTCCTCGTTTATGTCAAAGAACCGAGCGAGCCATGTTGAGTAGTAGAACACCCAGAGGCACATGAGGTAACTCTTGCCTCCGCCTTTGGCGCCTCCGTACAGAACTGACTCGTCGTCGTCATTGGTTAGATACCGAAACGCTTCCGCTTGCTTTTGCGTCAGCTGAAAGTTCAGTGGTTCTAATACGGTTGTCATCGGTATCCTTTAGAGATTTTTTCTCGGGGACTATGATATTTATGATTTGCTTTTTACCGTCGATAGAGCCAGAGTGCTTGACTTCGGCGGGACAAGTTCGTTGGACAATAGCAAGTGCTATCTTACGTTTCTCGTCAAGACTTAGCTTGGGAGAGTGTAGAGCACGAAGAATCGTCGTCCATGATAGATTGATTACGTTAGCTTGAGTTGTTTCGTCTCTTAGTGATTTACGTCCCATAGGAATGGTCTTTAATTGTTGCTAAGATTTTGAGGTTATAACTGTTATAACAAATTGTTATCGCTCACGACTATATTTTTATTGTCGATACTACCTTCTGGTAGTATTATTGAAAACTATTCTCGACTTAGTTTATTAAG